TGATAAAAGAAAAAGTCATGCAACTAGAGAATAAAGTAGATAAGCCATAGTTATGGCTAAAAAACAAACAGACTCTTCCAAAATAATTGAACATGTAGCTAAAAAGACTACAATTGGTGATGGTAGGATAAGTTGGTCTACTATGAATAAACATAAAAGACGCAACTTTAAACAATATAGAGGTCAAGGTAGATAATGTCTATTTCTAGGTCTCAAATGCAACAACAAGTATCTACAGGAGGTAGAGCAATGAATAAAAAACTAAAACCTGTTCCACCAAAAAACAAAGGATTAAAAAAATTACCCACTAAAATAAGAAACAAAATGGGTTACATGAAAAAAGGTGGCAAGGTCAAATAATGTGTCAAGGATGTGATTGCTCTAATGACTGTCCAAATAAAACAAAGATGCTAGATAACTGTCAAAAATGTGGTTGTATTTGTCATGCAGAAACTAGCTGTAATTGTGAGTGCGCTATTTGTGAGTGTGTAGATTGTAAAAAAACAAGAGAAAAACAAAATGGGTAAACTGTGTGCAAAAGGTAAAGCGGCCGCTAAAAGAAAATTCGATGTCTATCCCTCTGCTTATGCTAACATGTATGCTAGTGCTGTTTGCTCAGGTAAAATAAAACCTGGTGGAAAAACAAATAAAGACTCTCAAAAAAGAAAAAAAGTTTCTAACTACAATCAAGGAGGAATTGCCAAAGGTTGTGGTGGAATAATGGAAAATAAAAGAAAAGTAACAAAGAGATTTTAATGGCTAAAAACGGTTTACGTAAATGGGTCAAAGAAAAATGGGTTGATATTGCTAATCCACGGTCCGACGGTTCGTATCCAGCGTGTGGTCGTTCAGGTGGAGAGAAAAGAAAAAAATATCCTAAATGTGTTCCTATAGCCAAAGCAAGAGCCATGTCTAAAGGACAGAAAAGATCAGCAGTTAGTCGTAAACAAGAAGCTTCTAATAAAGGGCCTAAACCCTCGATGGTTAAAACAATTGTCAAGAAGAAAAAAAGCTGAAGAGATAAAAGACGACGTCATAAAATGGTCTAAGACTGTTTTAGAACCGATGAACAAGCATTTAGGTTTTCCAGCGTGTCCCTTTGCAGCTAAATGGAGAAAAGATAATAAATTACGAATTGAAGTTCGTATGGATAAATCGAAGTATGAAAAACATCTTACCAATGTCTTAAAAGATTGGAATAAAAAGCAACATGATATTATTATTTTTTGTGACCCTTTCTTCAATCAATATAGTCCTGAACAATTTCAAGAAAAAATAGATTTTTATAATAAAAACTATAATCGAAGAGATGTTTATTTTATGGGATTTCACCCTGAAACACCAGCAGATCCTAATAGTGAAGCTTTTCTTTGTGATCCTACAGATAGACCTGTGGAACACTCTGATTTAGAATACTCGATGATGCTTATACAAAAGTTTAAACAGCTTTATGAAGCAAGTTGCAAACTCCATAAGATAGGCTATTATGAGAAGTGGCCTAAGGAATATTACGAGGAAGTAGTTTCTGAAAGGCAAAGTACGTACGAAAAACTTTTTAAAAAAGGAGTAAAATCATGATGAAAAAGAAACAAGTTGTCAAAAAACGTGGTGGTGGCATGATGAAAAAACGTGGTGGTGGCATGATGAAAAAAATGAAATCAGGTGGACCTATCAACCAACACAAAAGAATGGCAATGGGAGAAAAGGTTAATTAATAATGGCTACCTCTGGTACAACTACTTTTAATTTAGATATTGATGACGTTATAGAAGACGCATACGAAAGATGTGGTCTTGAGACTCGTTCAGGTTATGATCTAAAATCTGCACGTAGAAGTCTTAATATTTTATTTCAAGAGTGGATGAACAGAGGTGTTCATTTATGGAAAGTAGAAAATGTTACAGCTAACTTAACTGCTGGAACAACCAACTACACTGCTCCTAGTGATGCGAGTGATGTTTTAGAAATGACGTTTAGACAAGTTTCTGGTGGAATAACTACCGATACAACAATGACTAAAATATCACGATCTGAATATCAAGCTCTTCCTAATAAATTTTCTCAAGGACAGCCTACTCAATATTATGTAGAAAGAAATCTTTCTAACGTAGTTATTAGTTTGTATCAAACACCTAATACTACTGATACTCAAATAAACTATAATTATATCGGAAGAATACAAGACGTCGGTGCTTATACAAATCAACCTGATGCTCCGTTTAGATTTCTTCCTTGTATGGTTTCAGGACTAGCTTTTTATCTTTCTCAGAAAAAAGCACCTCAAATGACACAAGCCTTAAAACTTTATTATGAAGATGAACTACAGAGAGCTTTGACAGAAGATGGTCAGCGTTCCTCTGTTCACTTAGTTCCTCAAGATTATTTTATAGGTTCATAAAATGGCTACCTTTGCTACGGGTAAATATGCTCTTGCAATCTGTGATCGTTGTGGTCAGCAATATAATTTTAATCAATTAAGACAAGAGTGGAATGGTTTAAAAACTTGTCCTGAGTGTTACGAACCTAAACACCCACAATTAGATCCTCCTTATCATTCAGCAGATGCTCAAGCGTTGCCTTGGTCACGACCCGCGAGACAAGAGCCTGTAACCGTTTTTGTTGGAGCCCCAGGAGACAGTGCTTTTACTTCTAATGGAATGCAACCTTCTACACAAACAAGGGACTTGAATCCTATAACATCAGTTGGTACAGTCACAATTGTAATATCATGAACTATAGCGAATTATTAACTAATGTTAGAAACTACACCGAGGTAGACAGTAATGTCTTATCTAATTCGGTGATTAATGTCTTTATTACGAATATTGAAAATAAAATTGCTAGACAATTAGATAGTGATGATCAAAGAAGATATGCAACAACGACTTGTACAGCCAATAATGCTTTTTTAGATGTTTCTGGACCTGAGGGTGGTTTTCGTTTTGCTCGAGCCTTACAGTTAGTTAAGTCAAACGATGAGCGTGTTTGGATTGAACAAAGAGACGCTACTTTTATGGATGAATACGCTGTGGAAAGATCCACCTCAGGTGACTATACAGGTCAACCTAAATATTGGGGTAATTGGGATCAAAACACTTTAATTTTAGCTCCTACTCCTGATCAAGTTTACACTATTGAAATGTGGTATGATGAAACTCCTGAGCATTTAGATACAAGTAATGCTAGTTCAACTACTTTTGTTTCTAATAACGCTCCTGAGGTATTGCTATACGGTGTTTTGGGGGAAACCTTTTCTTACTTGAAAAACCCTCAAGATATGCAATTATACGAAGCTAAGTACCAAGTAGCTCTGCAAGATTTTGCTCAAGAGCAAATGGGTCGTAAACGTAGGGATGAGTATCAAAATGGTGTGTTACGCATTCCGATGAAATCGCTAACACCATAAAGGGAGTAACTAAAAATGGCAATTAACCAAGCAGTTTGTGCAACATTCAAACAGCAGTTGTTAGATGGCGATCATGATATATCAAGCGATACATTAAAACTCGCTCTCTATTCAAATGCAGCTACATTGGATGCAAACACATCAGCCTATTCCGCTTCAAACGAAGTTGGTAATTCAGGCTCATATTCAGCAGGCGGTGGCACTCTAGCGAATGCTAACGTTAGCTTAACTAAAACTAATGCAACAGCATCAACAGCTTTTGTAGATTTTGATGATTTATCATTTACTAGTGCAACAATCTCAGCTCAAGCAGCTTTAATTTACAACACTTCATCTGCAAACGTAAATGCTTCAATCGCAGTATTAGATTTTGGTGGTGTGAAGACATCGACAAACGGAACTTTTACAATTCAGTTCCCAACCAATGATGCTTCTAGCGCAATTCTAAGAATTAGCTAAGGCATATTTCGTTTACAAACACAGATGATGTTTGTACTATAAGATATGTCTTACGCTGATTTTCCCTTTTCCACAACTCCGTACGCTGCGGAACCTATTGAAAACGCTGTTATACAAGTAACAAGCGTTTCGGCTTCTTTTGCGTTACAGGGAGTAGGTGTTTCAGCAGGTGGTAGTGTCACTGTCGTTGCGGCAGAAGACCAAATGGATTTTGCGATTGGCTCGGTCATTGCCGAAGGTCAATCAATTATACCTACTACAGGCGTTCAAGCCGATACAGAATTAGGTACTTCTGTTATCACTGCCAATTCTAATCTTACTCTTACAGGAGAAGAAATATCTTCTGATACAGGATCTGCTACTGCCACAGCAGGAGCAATCGCAGAACCAACAAGTTTATTAATTTCCTCTACCACGGGCGTAGAAACAGTTACAGGCACAGCAGTCATTATTCCAACAGGAGCAACTGCAAGTGTTGATTTAGGAACAGCAGTCGCCGCCGCAGATTCAATTATATCTGTCACGGGACTCGCAATGCAGTTTGCCGATGGTACACCTACGGTCACTGCTAACGCAGTCGTTGAACCAACAGGATTACAAATTGTCTTTAGTGAAGGAACTGCAACAGCACCTGCTGCGGTTATCTTAACAGGTATTGAAATGTCTTCTTTTGTTGGTAATATGAGATCAACTCCGTGGGCTAATGTAGTGACAGGAGCATCAAACACATGGACAGAGGTTGCGGCATAGGATATAAAAAGACATGGCATTTCAAATAGCAGATAGAGTCAAAGAGACAACAACAACTACAGGAACGGGCACTCTTAATTTAGGTGGTGCAGTTTCTCAGTTTCAAACATTTGTTGCTGGTATTGGAAATGGTAATGAAACTTACTATTCTATTGAAGATCCGACAGGAACAGATTGGGAAGTGGGTATAGGAACAGTCACTTCTGGAGCTCCAGATACTCTTTCTCGTGATACCGTCATTTCTTCTTCTAATGGTGGATCTTTAGTCAATTTCGGTGCAGGGGAAAAAGTCGTCTTTTCAACACAACCTGCTAGTAAAACTTTTATTTTATCAAGTGATAATACTGCTGTTATTTCTAATATTAATGCATCTACATTAACCGCAGGAACTGTTAATGATGCAAGACTTTCTGCTAATGTCACTTTAAACAATGCTTCCACAATTTCGACAGGAACTCTTGCTCAAGCAAGACTTGCAAATTCTAGTATTACCATTAATGGAACAGGAGTTGCTTTAGGTGGCTCCATAAACGTCGGTGATATTACAGGTGTCACTGCGGGCGATGGTTTAACAGGAGGAGGAACCACAGGTGCAGTAACTCTTAATGTCGGAGCCGGGACAGGTATTGATGTAACCGCAGACGCTGTT